GCACAGTATAATCAGCGCGTTTCATTTATCGAGAGATCGGACGAATTTTCTCTTCAGTGGGCTCAGACTTTGGGTTCATCGAATAACATCACAAAGGTGATTAATATTCTGTTTACCGATGAGAACTCTCCGTATGATCAAATGACCACGTTGGGTGGTCAACTATTAACCGATCTAAGCAATTTGAGAAACACTATTGCAGGAACACCGAATGATGCATATTACCGTATGGTATTCTTTGCAGTCAATGGTGACGGAGAGTTTCAAACAAACGTGCAAAAACTATTTGCGGGACAGTCACCATTTGAATCACTAAATCTTGCTGATTATGTTACAGATGAAAAAGTTAGTTTAGTGCACGGTGTTTCCAACGGAAATACTGCAGAGTACTATGCTGGTCAAATCATTGACTCGATTAATAACTTGGGTTACTCACTAGATAACCCATATTAAAATTTACTTAGGGGGTAAAACATGCGTTTACCAAATTGGTTACAACACGATAAGGTGAATAAAGTGGATAATGGTCCAGATCCGTCAGATATCTCTGTAGACAATGCTTACAAAACGCGCTGGATTTGGTATCATACTATTCTTGCGCTTGAGCTATTGATGACCAATATTTTATTGTGTGCTATACTCGCAACACTTGCCATAAAGTTGTAGTTGAGGTATAATATATTATGTATCGTAAAAATCGTGAATCTGTTTTCGAACAACTTAAAATCGACGAAGGAGTCGTTTATGAGATTTATCTCGACCATCTCAACTATCCCACGTTCGGTGTTGGACATCTCATCACAGAAAGTGACCCCGAGCATGGAGCTCCAGTCGGAACGAAAGTATCCGAAGAAAGAGTTGCAGAGGTGTTCGAGAAAGACCTCAACATTGCAATCAGAGAATGTCTTGTATTATACGGAGAACGGTGGTTTGATTTTCCGGATGAAGTCAAGGAGATCTTGGTCAACATGATGTTTAATTTGGGTAGACCGCGTCTGTCCAAATTTAAGAATATGAAAGCAGCACTAGATAAAGGTGATTGGGTAACGGCGGCCGCCGAAGGCCGTGATTCAAGATGGTACTACCAAGTAGGAAATAGATCTGAACGGTTGATGACGAGATTAGAGAATGTCTAAAAATGCAATATTCCAGTATATGATCGTGAGCGATGCGGTAGACGCTCGCGGTGGTATACAAGGTTGGGACGGCACACGTTCCGAACTTTACAAAAAGGTCGCCGATATTTCGCGTGAGTCATTTCAGGACTACGCAAAAAAGATCGGCGCAAAACACTTCTACTCAGATGAACGCGTGGTCACGAAAGGTCACGGTTGTTCTACTTCTCTATTGCACGAGTGCGCTCGTGTCTGGTTAGATCCTATCTTTGACGACTACGACAATCTGCTATTCGCAGACACAGACATCGTCGTCAATACCGATGAAAACATTTTCGATGTGATGGAGTCTGGAGCGGATGTTTATGGCGTCCTAGAGTCAGATTTTGTCACAGCGTCTGGTGGTGGGTACAATTCATGGGACTACAAAGAGTCAACATACAATGACTTCTGTCGTAAATTCACTATGCACGACTGTCCTATCGTTCCTGTGATGCCACCTAATCGTCCGTCTAAGATCATGATCATGAACACTGGTGTCGTGCTATGGACAAAAGAGGCGCGTCTACGTGCGCGTGAGACATTCATGAATTGGGAAGACTGGTGTTACTCTGGCGACTTTCACATGTCTATCATGAACGATCAACCATATATTTCTGCGCAGTTGATGAAGCATGACTTTGACGTAGAGACCATTGACACGACATGGAACGACAGTCCACACTATGCAACCGAAGAAGAGTTTTTCGAAAAGGCGAAGTTCTGTCATTATACAGGTGGTGAGTGGAAAGTTGACATGATACGTCACTGGGAAAAGAAGAAGTACAAGACACAACAATTTAAGCGAGCACTATTCCCGTAATGGACCTTGATCATTTAATGTGGGAAGAAGATGGGTGGGGTTACCTGCCTGCCACAGAAGAAGTCTTCAACATTATGCGAGATGCACTTGAAATCTCTGGGGCAACACGTTTATTTGAGATCGGTTTCTACGCCGGACATTCTACAACCTATTGGGCTGAACTCATGCCAGAGGATAGTGAGATAACCAGCTGTTGTCCCGCACATCCCCGTGGAATCAAATACTCACAGATCGTTAAAGACAAGTACCCTAACGTAAGTGTACATCTAAAACCATCCCCTATGGTCTATATGGAAGTCGGCCATAAAGAATTTGATTTGGGATTTATCGATGGGTCTCATGAAACTGATCGAGCACTCACAGACTTCCTTCTCTGCAGTAAACTCAATATTCCGTATGTCTTATTCGATAATGCCGAATGGGCGGGTATTCGTGAGTTGATCCAATATCTAGAAGCGAATGGACATGCACAACATGTTAAAGACTACAACTACCTAAGTGAATTCAAAGGGAAGCACAGTAGTCTTAAAATGACTTTGGTAAAAATAACATAACTTTTTTTGAAAATAAGTGTTGACACTACGTGGTACCTGTGTTAGAATGTATTTCTAAGTGAGGAGATTAAACTATGTTTGCTAAGCAACCCCAAGTTAAAAAGTTGTTTGAGGTTAAAAGTAAGGAGTATGGCATCTCTGCGAATATCATAGAATCGCCTAATCCTAAGTACAAGTATCGTCTGATTTTCATGGATGATGATTCAGTTCAGTCAATCTCAGTTGTATTTGGAGATAACTATGATCGATTTGTCGAGCGAGCGCTCGAATTCGTCAAGGAGTATTGATGTGGAATATACAATAAAAAATCAAGATCTAATCCAAGAGTTGGTTAATCACTACATTTATGGGGCATCCAATCCCGATTGGGCTAATCTACAAGTTGCCCTATATGACTACGGTTATACAATAGGTGAAGTTTACAACATTCTACGGGATGTACGAGATGGTGCGTTTTGATGCGAGATAAAGTTATACTTGTAGATTGTGACGGGGTGTTACTTGATTGGATGTATGCATTTCAACAGTGGATGAAGCGTCACAACTATATGATCAAAAACCCAGACGTGTATGACGTAGGTATCATGTACGGTCTGGAACGCAACGAAAAGCGACGACTCTGTCGCATGTTCAACGAGAGTGCGACGGTTCGAAAGATACCACCACTCCGTGACGCAATCAAGTACGTCCGTAAATTACACGAAGAGCACGGGTATGTGTTTCACGCAATCACTTCTTTGAGTAATGATGAATACGCGCAACACCTGCGTACCAAGAATCTTCAAGAACTCTTTGGCCCAACCGTCTTCGAGAAGTATGTGTATCTAGACACGGGAGCGGACAAAGACGAAGAGTTAGAGTTCTATAGCAACACAGGATGCCTGTGGGTAGAAGACAAGGTAGAGAATGCCATCGCTGGAGCGAAGGTAGGTCTGGAGTGTATTGTAATGGAGCATGGTTACAACCAAGACTGTGACTTTCCATTAATGAGAAATTGGAAAGATATATACGAGTACATCGAAGGTAAGTAATCCCGCTCAAGGTAGCATGTCGGGGGGTCTTCGGGCCCCCCTTTTTTATTATAAATAATAATTTAGATTTATTGTGGACGTAAAATGAAGTACGTAGGATACAGCGAATATTATCATGACGCTGGTTTCGCTATTATAAATGAAGATGGTGTCGTAGAGTTTGCTACTCATGGAGAGCGTTACTCCAAGAAAAAGAATGATCCGCATCTTCCAGAAGAACTGTGGAATATGGTAGGCGAAAATGACCATCTATCATTCTATGAAGATCAAACCCTAAAGTTTGATATGCGTGGTGGCATCGAGGTCAAGGGTGATACCTCTCACATCAAGGATAGACCGGACACCGCCGAAGAAACCTTCAATCGTCTCATCATCCCTAACGCGCAACACTTTGATGTGAACCACATGCACCACGAGTCGCATTGTGCATCTGCGTTCTACACGCGTCCGTGGGACTCTGCAGAAGACACTGTCCTAGTATCGATCGACGGTGTAGGCGAGTTGCAAACTGCGACCATCATGGATCACAACTTCAACCTTATCAAAGAGTGGCACTATCCGAAGTCAGTCGGTCTGGTGTATACGACCACAACCAAAATGTTAGGGTTACGTCCTCTCGAAGATGAATACGTTGTGATGGGTCTATCAGCATATCACGAGACTGACGAAGAGTCATGGGCCATCACGCAGTGGTTGATTGACTGGTATGACAACCTTGAAGACATCGCGCCTGAGATCGCGGAAGGTATTGCGGTTGGAATAGAATCATCTCCCCGTGAAAAAGCTCGTCGAAAATGGAGACAAGAATTTAAAGAAAAAATTTTAGCAGTTGAAGATAAAGTTGCCGCTCGTGCAACTCAAGATTTTGCAGACTATGCCATCATGGGTATAATGCAAGAAGCTGCTAAATATGGTAAGAAGTTGTGTTACTCTGGGGGGTGCGCACAGAACGTCGTAATCAACTCTCGTTTGTTTGAGTTGTTCGACGAAGTGCACATTGCAGTATCACCAACGGATGCTGGTTCAGGTCTAGGTACTGCCGCACGTTCATGGGCAAAAGCAACAGGTAAGGATAAACTTATTTGGAGTCCATATGCGGGATACAATATCAATACTCCTATTAATCCCAGTGCTGTGGTTGATCACCTGCTCGAACATCGCTATTGCGGTATTGCTAATGGAAGGGCTGAGTTTGGCCCTCGCGCACTTGGCAACCGTTCCCTTATTGCTGATGTAAGGTATGACGTACAGGATACGGTTAATACAATCAAACGCAGACAGAAGTACCGTCCGTTCGCACCTGCGATTCTCGAAGAGTTTGCAGACGAATACTTCGACGGACCAATGAACGAGTACATGCAGTTCACCTCGTGGGCTAAACATGACTATGCACCAGTGACTCACGTCGATGGTTCTGCTCGTGTGCAGATCGTACGTAAAGACTGCGAGTCAGTGTTCCGTAAGGTCATTGAAGAATATTATGATCGTACTGGGGTGCCGATGTTACTAAATACTAGTTTAAACATACGCGGCAGACCAATGGTCAATGACGAACATGACCGTGAGCTGTGGGAACAAAAATACGACGTTAAGGTCTTCTAATGAAACACCTGAAAGAGATTGAACTAAGTTACTTCGAACATTTGAGAAGAGCTTGGACAATCTCTTTCGTTTCTTTCGTACACGGATTGTGTCCTTGGATATGGGAGACTAAGGCGAAAGAACTAATCAATGGAGACCCAAAAGATTTTAAGGTGAAGTGATGAACGAAGAGTTTATCTGTCCGGAAGACTTGGTTTGCATTGATATAGAAACATGGGACGCTATCGTAGAAGAATACGATCTGGCGTTAGAAATGACTACACCAGATGTTACGAAAACAAGTGACGTACAAGCTATCGTAGATCTTTCGTGGGAACTGTTGTTCCTTACTCCGTGGGAGTTAGTTTACATTGGTCTACCGATGAGTGTATTGGCATTCTATGGTCTATCAATATACGCAATATTTAAATGGATACAAAAGAGGTTTAGTTGATATGACCGAAGAAGTTATTCCAACACCTATCAAAAAGAAAATAGAATTAGAAGTCGAGTTTGATACAACACAAAAAGAGATAAAGCCTAGCAGGTTTCAGGGGTTATTAGAATTTGCGGACGTAATCGATGCGTATCGAGTTTTCCCGCGAGCCTTCATTGGAACTTACTTGTACCTACTCATTGAAACTGCTCAATGGTTTATGACTATACCTGAACCAAACGCATCTCAGGCAGGTCTTATCTCTGTTGTGGTTGGTGCTGGAGCTGCATGGTTTGGTTTGTATACGTCTACGGGATCAGCACGTAAAGTAAAAAGTATTAAGACGAACTGATGAGACCATCTGAACTCGTAACTTGGCGCGGTACGCCAGGCGTTGGAGATTTTATGTGGGCGTTAAACTCCGCTCACAGGTATGCAGCAGATTATAATATTAGAAAGATAAACTTAGAGTTTCATTGGGAACATGGTAAAGATTACTTACATCACTTTGAAGATCCAGAAACTATTATCGAGCGATGTGACTACATACACAATTTCTATCATCAAAAGGAACGTGTAGAGATTCATCATTGTTTTGAGGCACAAGGTCGTTATCTAGATTGGAAATACTCCGACGATGTCGTGCATGAAGATGGTACGAATCGCGTTGCAGCAAAAAACATTAATAAAAACAGATTTTGGTTTGAAAGCGACGTATACAATGATAGCCCAGGAAGTCCAGCCCCCAACAATGATTGGATTTTCCGTGAGGACGCATTTAAAGACTATAGTCCGAATCGTATCGTATTCTGGCGACCAACATGGAACGCAGAAAAACCACGTACTTGGAAGCGACTATTCGAGAATGATCATTGGGAAGAACTGATATTGTACTTCAAGACGTTAGGGTTTGAGATGCATGAAATCTCGTATCGAACACCCGCATCCGAAGCGATGTACCTTATCTCTACCGCACGGATGGTTATATGCTACGATGGTATCTGGCACTACGTCGCAAAAAACTTTGCACGACCACTTGCCGTAATCTCTGGTGAAGGTGTGACTAAATACCATACACCGAATGCGCTTAGATTAAACCCTGAGTCGCACTATGATGATCGAAACGTCTGGTGGTGGTTAGATAACGTAGGTGATCTGTTAGGTCACACAAAAAATAAAGCAGTTGACTATGAAGATAGGATGAAGCAATACTATGGAAATGACTAGAGACACATTTCAAATTGACCGCGCAGTAATCGAGGTTGCGGGTGGATGTAATTATTCATGCAGTATGTGTCCACAAGATTTACGCGAAGGTGGCCGACACAGAGGTTTCCGTCGTATTATGAAGCTAGATGAGTTTGAAAAGTACGTCGCCGACTGTGCACAGTATGGGTTGAACGTTGTCAACTTAGACGGGTCTGGTGAAGCAACGATGGCAAAAAATCTACCTGAATACATCAAGGTAGTGAAGAAGTATGGAGCGAAATGCTTCATCTTCTCAAACGGATTCAAGATGGAAGGTCAGTACATGCGCGATTGTGTCGATGCAGGACTGGACTTCTATCGATTTTCATTTATTGGTTCAGATGAGAAAGACTATACCAAGTGGATGTACAATGCTGTGGGTGGTCACTATGCTAAAATCAAGCGCAACATTCAAGAGATGGTTTCTTATGTAAACGAATCTGGCGCAGATTGTGTGGTGTCCACCTATCACTTGATTACAGATAATGACAACATCGATGAAGAACTAGAGAAGTACAAAGCTCTAGTCGATGAGTTAGGTGTAAAGACAGAAATTTGGAAGATGCACAACTGGTCAGGTGTTTATGATATCGGTGAAAATGCACGTGAAGGTAAAGTCAAGACGTGCGGTCGTCCGTTCTCTCCAGACGTAGTAATACGTGCAGGCGGATTAGAAGGACAAACAGGTGCAGTGCATCCATGCTGTCAGGTACTTGGACGTGACGAAGAGGCCGTTCTAGGTCATTGTTCTGAAGATAACATTCTTGATATTTTCTTTGGTGAAGAGTACGAGACTCTGCGTGAGCAACATCGTACTGGGGACTATCCAGATTTTTGTAAGAACTGTGACTTCTTAATTGATGATCCAGAAGTGTTGGTCTACACTAATCATGAACGTGATTTGATGAAAATGCATGGAACTAATTTCACACTTAACGATTATAGGGAGTAACTATGTTTAATTTTTCAGCAGTATCAGTGTACGCATCCTTGGCAAAGTCTTGGATTAAGGCGCGCTTGGGTGAACGTACCACATACGACGGTGTAGTAATCGTTGCTGTGTGTGGTAGCTACATTATTTTTGATTCTATTATTACTGTTGGTGCCTATGCAGGTATAATTTATGGCCTTTGGACCATTTACAAAGAGCAAAAATAGTATAAATATAATCATCTAATCGCATTAGACCTAGTCTAACAACAAGGGAAAAATATAAAAATGGCAGAAGTACATTCACTAGTATCTCTAAACGACAGCTTTTTAGTAGGTCAGGCTTGTTCAGGTGCAAACTTTGTTCAGAACATGTACGGAATGTATGTTCGAGCAGCTCAAGCACTAGACACCGACGCTTCTAATCTAGCAATCGCGGCTACCGCTCATAACTATCTTTGGAAGCCACTCATCTCAACTTCACTTGGTCATTCGCCTGCGGATGATTGGTCACTGACTACTGATTCATTATTCGATGTTCCGACATCTAACTTCTTTCTTATGACTCGTGACTATAGAGATTCTTTAGTCCAGACATGGAAAACGTTTGCACCGGAATTATCATGGGATCAGTTCCGTGCAAGCACTATGGGTTTTAGCATGGTTGCTGAGTATGAAGCAAACATTTCAGAAATGTCGTTTTCTTGTAAATTCTCATACGAAGAGTTTGTCAAAGAACCACAAGTCGGATTAACAAAGTTAGTAGACCTTCTTACTCCGCGCCAAGATAATCCAGAACTTAATACCTTTGGTCAACCAAGGAGAGAAATCTCTATAGATTTAATCGACTTTGTTGTACAAGAATCTCAGGTTCGTGATCTACGCGAAGGTGCCGTCGAAAAGGGGTTACTAGACGCAGTGGGTGTATACAAGCACTTCTTAAATAGAGAGCAGATCGAAGAGATCGATGAGTTTATTGCATCTTTGTAAGATTTAAGACTCAACTATATAAGAGACGGGATGGGAAACCTACCCGTCTTTTTTTTATCTGAGGTTTTATCATGGTTACTGTCGCCTGCGTGTATTGGGGTAACAAGTTTTCAAAAGATTATGTGTACAATCTAAAGGCTGCGGTCGAGCGGAATTCGACGGTACCACATCGATTCGTTTGTTTAACGGATCAGGTATTAGACGGAATAGAGACTTTGATTCTGCGGCCAGGCTTAGAGGGATGGTGGAACAAGATACAATTGTTCGACGGTAGGCTCAAAGGTCGCCTAGTATACTTAGATCTAGACACTGTAATAGTGGACAATATAGACTGGTTACTACAGTATGACGGACTGTTTGCTGGCATTGAGGATTTAGGTTGCGTTAACGCACATCAACCGTACCTTAAAGGTAAACTGCAAAGTGGTGTAATGGCATGGGATTCAGTAGAGGCAGATTGGATATGGAATGATTTTACTTTTCGCAAAGGCCTTGTGATATCTGCATTTAGAGGTGACGGTGAGTATTTAGAAACCATAATACCTACAGGTAGACGTACTTTATTGCAACGGTTATTTCCACAAAAGATAAAATCTTATAAGTATGATGTGTACCCAGATAAATACAAGGGTACTTCTATTATTTGTTTTCACGGTCGTCCGAGCATTATTCAAGCTATGACAGAAACCGTGAAGACTACCATGGCAACTTACGAACCACAAGAGTGGGTAAGTAAGTATTGGAGGAGATGATATGTTAAGCGGTATTTTAGGATCTATATTAGGTTTCGGTAGTTCAGTTGTACCCGCCATCACCGACCACTTCAAAACGAAGAAGGCGATGGAATTTGAACTCAAAAAGATGGAAAAGATGGCCGAACTCAAAAAGGCAGGGTACGATCACGAAATTCAGCAGTTTCGGGAAATGGGACTGCATAAAGAACAACAGGCGTTGATCGAACACGACATCGCCATCACAAAAGGAACAGGGTTCATCTCCGGTCTACAGAAGTCTGTGCGACCAGTGATCACCTACTGTTTCTTTATTTTATTTGCAGCGATTGAATATACGTTGCTACAGAGTGCACTAGAAAGTGGTATGGAGCTTTCTGAGGCACTCAATACACTATGGGACGATGATACAAAGGCGATCTTCGCTGCGATCATCTCGTTTTGGTTCGGGTCACGAGCGGTCGAAAAGGCACGTTCGCAAATTTAACAAGGATATATTATGAAAACCCTACGTAATCGTATGATCGATGCGACCATCGCTCATGCAAAAGGAAAGATCGCCCTACACAAAGCAAACGTGGAGGTCTATCTAACTAACCCAGCGGGTATCGGTGAACATTCAGACGTAATGGAGGCTCTGGAACACGAGCTTAAGCAAGTCGCCGAGTATCTAGACATCTTGGAGGTTGCTCACTCAATCGTTCCCGATTCGGAGTAAATGTACGAATACAAAGCAATAGTTAGAAGGTGGGTTGATGGCGACACTGTTGATGTTGATATCGATCTTGGGTTTGGTCTTGTTTATAGCAATCAGCGCGTCCGTCTATATGGGATTGATGCATACGAAACAAGAACCCGTGATCTTGAAGAAAAAAGACGGGGACTTGATGCTAAGTCTTTTGTCGAAGATGTGGCTCCCATAGGTTCAGAAATAATTCTAAAGACTTACAAAGAAGGCAAGTACGGTAGAATACTCGGCGAAATATTTGTCGAAGGTAAAAACCTTAACTCCTGGCTCACACACGAAGGACATGCGACTCGTTATGAAAAATAAACTCATCCTTTCTTTATTGTTTTTATTACTTGTGTCATGTGACGTACCTGAAAAAACAATCACGAAAACACACGATGTCACTGATCAGTATGTCGATATACGTGTCATGACCTTCGAGTCTTCATCGCAATTAAATAAATTTTTAGAACTCAAGGCATACTCAGACCAAGAGGTTGATGGGCTTGCTCGATGGTTTCATCCAAAAGACGATACGACAATCGTCAAGCGTTGCGATATATATGTGGTAGAACCGTCAGGAGTTCGTGATACAAATACTTTAGAAACTTGGGGACATGAACTAGCGCATTGCATATATGGTTCGTATCATAAAGAAGGTGAGAGATGAAACGCGTAAACGTATTAGGTAATGGAGATCACGCAGGTCTTTTCAAAAGAGGTTCGCCTGGCGATCTTCTGGTGTGTAATATGCCTCCTATCATGTTACCATCGAACGAAGTATACGCGTCGTGCATGGTTGACTTCAAAATGATGAAGGCGTTACAAGATAATCAAGTCAACCTTGATAGGTATGATTGGGTCTTGGGTAAGCGTCCACGTCGTTGGATGGAGAAGCAAGCTGCATTTTATCTAAAGTATTCTCCGAACATTAAGTCGTTTCACACTTATATACCACCTTATGCTCAACTACCTGGCCACAAACTCGAAGAGGCGGCATCAAACTATTCCTGTGGTCATATGGCAGTAGACTATGCTTGTCGAGTCATGAGGGCAACCGAAGTTCATATGTACGGGTTCGATGCAATGTTCGACATGAACCTGAATAGTTACAGTGATAAGTATTTAAAGAGCGACAGATCTCCACTTAATGTGCATCGCATGTCTAGCAATTGGAGACCGATATGGAGGTCTTTCTTCTCAGAATTCAGTAACGTTCAATTTGTAATACATCATGGGCATGACGATATCAAACTAAAACTACCACCGAATGCCCGAGTAGAAGTGGGGACTTTAAAAGAATGGACAAAAGATTCAGATACGCCATAACATTCATTAAGTACACTATCGAAGATTTCATATACGTATGGGAAGATAGACCGAATGTTTTAATATGGTGTGCAATTGCAGGATTTATTCTATATTGGATATAAAAAGGGGGCTTGCGCCCCCTCTGTGTTTCTTACTGTCGGGTAAGTTCCTAGAATACTGAGATCATCTTATTCATAATGTGGTATTCTTCTGGACGGCCACCGCCGGTCTTAACATCATCATCCCATGTTGAACGAATGGAAAATGCGACATCCACCATAGTTGTAGTGTCTTTTTCTTCTCCATTAAACCACTTCACTGAAGATGGTAGACCATAATAGATGTCTACCATCTCAAAGTCTTCTGTGCACATTGGCGCAAATATTTCTCTTACTTGGTCCTCTTCAAAACCGATTCCTTTATCGGTCATTGGTACACCAAGAAATACAACTGCATCGAACTTTTCATGATCACCATCTAGTGACCATGTATCTTGTCCGTGCTTATACTGTTGAGAACATCCGATTGAGTTCTCAATCATTCCTACTGATTCGTATAGAGAGTGCATGGCACCTTTATGCTTAGACTCTGGTGGACGTGGAATGACGAAAGACGCATCGTATCCCATTGCTTTGAAAACAAGCGGGATAAACTGAGCTACGATGTTCATGTCTGGGAATGTCTGCATGTCTTCACGTTCTTCTGGTAGAACATCAATCATACGACTAGAAAACTTATCTAACATCCAGTGAGTCTGGTGATCATTGTAATGACCAACAAATAGGATGTTCTTATATCCACGAGACATGAGTGCATTACAGAACATAGGAGCACGATTGAATGCTTCTTCAATAACATTTACTTCATCGTTCTTGTAACGCAGGTACTTACCTTGATTGATTGTAACATTTTTAGCCACAGAATTTAAATATGTGACTAATGCCATTTTTTTAGAACCGCTGAAAAAAGAAGCGGTATTACCATCTTTTAAAATTATTTCATTTTGGTCGTTAAAAAACATTGGTTAGGATCCCTTATAGATGTTTTGAATGAATGACTCGAACTGTTCGATTTTCTCAAGACGATTAGGCCACAAGATGTATTCCTTTTCAGGATTCAACTTGAGGTTAGTCAGTAGCGGTTGTATTGCATTGAATAGTCTATCCAGACGTTCCTGTGTATCGTCCGCGATTTCGGACGTTACTTCAAGTTGCTGGAAGGCCTCGAGTTCAGACTCGTCTACTGCAGTGAAACCAAAATCAAATAATTCGTTAGACATAGTTTTATTTATACAAAAAAGTTTGACAAGTTGCATATTGCCTGTTACAATATGCTAACCTAATGGGGGATAATATAGCTATGAACATTTTTGTACTCAATGAAAACCCTGTCATCGCTGCACAAGAACAGTGTGACAAACATGTTGTCAAGATGATTGTCGAGTCTGCACAGATGCTTTCAACCGCACACCGTATGCTGGATGGCCAAGTATACCGCAAACCATCTAAGTCTGGCAAGACCATGATCAAATATTACGATCATCCAGATCTAGACGACAAACTCTACAAAGCCGTCCACCACGGACACCCGTGTACCGTCTGGACGATGGAATCCGTTTGTAACTATATCTGGCACTACAAACATTTTATTGCGTTGTGTGATGAGTATATGTATCGCTATGATAAACGTCACTTGACAGACACACTCCTACGTGATATATTACGTACTCCGCCGGCGCGTATACCGCACGTCGAGCGTACGCCGTTCAAGTTGGCCATGGGTTCTAACCCTGAGTGCATGATGTCTGATCCTGTTGCATCGTATCGTGCGTTTTATCAGACCAAGCAAGAGCGGTTTACTATGGCGTGGACTAATCGTCCCGTCCCATCATGGTTTGAGGTGAAAAATGATAGACAAAGTGCTTGAAATCTTAGAAGAAGAAATTCAGAGAATTGTGACAGAGATACATGCTCTTCCGATTGATAATACACAGCCTAATACTAAACTGCATTTTTTGACAGTGGAGTTGGGTGCATTACAAACTATTAAAAATAGAATTAAGAGTGAACTTTTATGATACATGGATCGATGAGACATACCCCTAGCGGACGGAAGAAAACATACAATGCATGGGGAGCTCCGCGCAAAAAAGTATTCAAGTCTACGGCAAAGATGCCTTCTTACACTTATCGTGGGTGTGATGAGCACATTCCGTCTAATGACTCAATGGTTGGTTCTACTGCCAAGGTTGAGCCACAAAAGTATACGGGGACACTCGTAAAGGGTATCGGAACTATGCATAAGTCAAATGCAGTTCCGGTAATTGATGACCAACAGATGAAAGACTTAGCGTCAATGAGGAGATGACATGGAAGGAATATCACCATTTTTAGTAATTTTGTTTTTAGGTAGCGTGTTCATTGGTTCAATGGGAATCATAATTCGAATTGATAGTATCAAGCACGAGCGAAACCTTGCTAAGATTGATCGCGACTACTGGAAAAAGATGTATGAGATAGAGCGCGGCCGTCGAGACATCGCAGAACTACCCAACAATCTCCGGTAATGTGAAAAATTACCGAAAAAAAGTTCACTTATTTCGAAAATAAGCCTTGACTTTATTTTATTCGCCAGTTATACTAGCTGTGTAAAGTGAGTTGAGAGAGAAGAAATGATCAAATTGAAACCCGCAAGTCCCCAGAGATTCGTCGAAGTGATCTTAGGTCAGGCCATCTTTTGGGTGTTCCTTTACACTACGATGGCAATCGCTTCTGGTCTCCCAGTTGAACCCTACGTCTACTAAGGATCTATCATGTTGAAATTTGAAAACACTGCGAACGTCGGAGACAAGATCCGCGCATACGACTTTGAACCGATGCCCGATCGTCCCGATTCCTACCTCGTTGGTGAAGTGCTTGAGAAAGGCCCGATTTACGCGAAGCCCCACTACACCGCTGACCGTGAGGTCTACATGTGTGACGGGTACACCGTCTTCGTCAAGGACTCTGTGACGGGTTCTGTAGAACATGACATGCAACGTGTGGGTAGCATCATGTATGTGCCGTTTGAGATGGCGATGTCCGATTTTGATAACCGCGTGGAGGTGATTTAATGAGTGCTACGTTTGAGCGAATCTGGGAAGAACTGGTTCCTAGAGAAGGTAAGTGCGACACTGTCGCAGGTGAGATGGTTCGTGCCGCAGGTCGTTTGCGTTACGACTTCTACAACAACGGGATGGGTAATAACACATCCGGTGCCCTGAAGTTCCTACGTGAGAAGGGTGCGATCGACAAGGAGTTGTTCGAGTACGTCCGACCCTACACGACGGGCCGCACCTACTCCGGTAAATACGAGAACGATCTGTTCCACATCGCAATCGACCGCATCGTTGAGATGACCACCAAGATGGTGACTTTCAACCCGCAGTTGATGACGATGGAGAACACCGAAGACATGTTCGACTACTCTGATGAGGATCTCGACGAGACATGTCCAGAGTGTTCGGGTTACGGCTATGACGACTACGCGGATGAAGATTGTTACTTCTGTGACGGCACCGGACACGTTGGAGAGTGGGTATAAGTGTTTAGGTTTTGGTCACTATAGTTACCAATTGTTGGAGTTTTGGAAACTATAGTGTCCATTTTAGATACATCGGTTAAGAGGGGAGTCGGTCTTGCGAAGATTCCGACTGACAGGTATGTGGATCGCTCCCCTATTTTTAAAATTGTGACAAATTACCAAAAATAGTTCTTGCATATTTTCGAAACATGTGCGATAATAGCTGTGTTGAATGAGAGGAGAGATGTTATGGAGAATTTGAAAGGTCGTGTCGTCCAGATTAACTCTGGTGGAACAACCCGCCTTGGTGAGGTCATTGGTGATCGTGGTGAACAGGTTGCGGTCTACTTCCCGCCGATCAGTAGTGCTGATGATTCTGAAGTCAAGTACCTTGCCAAGTGGAGACTGCTCACTAGTGAGTATTACTTCGGCGATGTCCCTAGTGCGATGGGTGTCTACCTCATCGCTAAACCAATCATAGAGGAGTGTGCGTAATGTCTAAGATCGGAAACTACGTACTGGCAGTTCAAGAAATCGTTGACCCTATGGTTTATAACGGTGCCAGCAATGCCGCTATCATTAAAGCGGTGAAGGCAATCTGTCCGGACGCACCGGATATGTACATCCAACAAAAAATCATTGAGGTAAAGTTGAATCGTGAAGAGTTGGAGGTGCATAGTGACTGAATACATCTGGCGTAATTACTTGGTCGAGTTCACCAAGTATGGTAAACGAGTGGTCGAGTCACTGACCTATCTTGATGTTGTCGGTGAACCCGAACGTCGAATCGGTGATGCGGTAACCGTTATAGTTAACAAAGAGAAACGACTTGGTATCGTTTTGGGAATTGGATAAGGAGACCTATGCCTAAAATCATTAAGTTAAATTTCACTAAGAAGGTGCGTTACATCTTTGACAGAGAGACTGAGGAAAACATTCAGTTGAGCGAGAAGGTGACTGATCACTTTGGATCATTCATCAACAACTCGTGGGAGATGTCGGACGTGAAGCGCTTCCACAAAGCACTCCGTGAGTGTGGACTATCTGTCGAGGAGTTCCTATCCAAAGAATGGCCTGCCCCTAAAAAGAAGGCCCCGACTAAAAGAAAGACGCCAACTAAAAAGAAGGCGGCTGCCAAGAAAGCTCCGGTCAAGAAAAAGACCACTACAAGGAAAAAGAAATAATGCGGAATGCTGCATACCGAAGAGCGATTGACGCGGGTCTGACTACCTCTCAGGCCTACAAGTATTCTGATTACTACCGTCGTAAGACGGTCCTACCAAAACGCGACAGCGAGAAAAGTAAAACCTACACCGCCGAGTGGAAACTCGAAAACGAACACCCCGACTTGATTGGTCCATTAAGAGAGTTTAAAGACGTTGAGAAGTTTGTGAAACAAGTGACTGCATCCAAGACGTGGGATAAGGTGTCCCGTTATCACGGCAAGGTGCGAGTCGTTCAGTCACGTAACATGGGGAGTCGCGCAGCCTACATGGGCAGGTCACACGGATCATGGATCGAGATCTCACCTGCGTTCGGTTTCAACAAGTACATTGTTCTGCACGAACTAGCACACAGTGCGGGATTCAGTCACCATCACGTGACCTTTCGACAGACACTATTAAAGTTGGTGTCAAGATTCCTTGGTCGAGAGACCGCCGCGATCCTCAAGGCGAACTTCAAGGAGCAGGGGTTGCGAGTGACTCCTGCAAAACCTAAAGATCCGGTTGCATGGTTGGAGGCTGTTAAACGTGCACCCATTATGCAGAATGCATAAAAAAGTATTTGTATATTCCAAAATAATCTAAAAAAGTACTTGACTTTATTTTTAAAACATGTATAATATGTATTGAGAGTTGGGGAGATCTGGACTCTCGACTAGGAACCTTCGGGGTTCACTGCTTGTCCGCTGGACATCTGGAGTCGGAATAGGAACTACTGTTCACTGCTTCTCCCTTTTGTTTGAGGTTGTTATGAGTTGTTTACAAGGTTACATAGATGCGTCATACGAACGGCTAGTTGAGCGATTGGGAGAACCTAATATCTTTCAAGAGTTCAAGTTCGAAGCGTATGACATCTATGGAGAAGAGTTTGAGATCACTATCGCAAGTCAGCACGACGGGACATGGAAAGTTTTCGCGAGTGATCCATGCGCAATGCAAATTGTTAGAAACAAGGTTGATCCAATTTATTGTGAAGTATTGCCAAAAAATATTTAGCAAAGCCCTTGACATCTTCACAGGATTTGATATAATACTTGTGTAAATTGAGTTGATACGGAGAGATAGTTATGTTGAGTTTGATTGAGAAGTACGAAGCTCGCGGTCTTGAGTTGAAGATCGACGAAGAAAAAATCACTGCGGTTTGTACCCGCCCTACTAAACGTGCCCGTCTGGGTTACAAGACTGAATTTGCTTACCGTTACGGTAGTGTTGCTCGCATGTTCGAACACATCGAAGATTTCCTTGCGGGTCTCGAACGCGCTGACCAGTGGAAGGAAGAGCGTAAGATCGCTCGTGCCGCAGCTAAAGCTGCCGCCCTTGAGTCTGTCAAAGAAGGTGACATCTACGTCGCGTCTTGGGGTTGGGAACAGACCAACATCGATGCCTACCAAGTTGTTGCTAAGAAAGGTGCGACTGTCACTCTGCGTGAGATCGCAGTTGCCACTGTAGAGGGTTCTGAAAGTTTCATGAGTGACAGTGTTATCCCTGTCAAAGATGAGTTCATTGGCGCCCCCTTCAAGAAACGAATCACTGGTGCGTCTATCAAGATCGACGACGTGCGATCTGCAAGTCTCGCCGAAGAAGGTAAGTCTTTCTACCGAAGTTGGTACGCGTAATGAGTTTCCGTCATTGGTGTTGCCAGAAGTGGTATGAGCATTGTGATGAGGTCGAGTTCTACACTAAGGCTCGACCTGATTACGATTCTAAATTTTATTTTTCAATGCACAAATATTGGTTAAAGAGAGAGTACAAAAAATGTTTACAGCAAAACCAAAGTTAAATAACAGTCAAGATACACAAACGTTCTTGTCCTTGATGGATGCAGTTCAGTATCTTAATCGATACAATGAGATGGGTTCTGAGTATGAAGGTGACAACTCTGTCGCAAAACTCCAAGCAGAAGATTGGTGGTTGCTTGGTAAGTTGACCGGACCCGAAGGTGTTGAGTTCAAGAACAACAAGGTAGTTGAGCCTAAGTAATGCAATACGCAGAGAACATAGAGATCACCGGAAACTGTACCCCCGAACTGTACAAATACATTCACAAGGTTGGTAAGTTTCTGGGGATATCTACGCTCCCTGGCCACGTCGAGTTGGAGATCGTCGAAGACCTTGGTCGTTTCGCTGGTCTAGTTGATGGTGATGAAGATCAGGTCGATATCTCGATTGCAGAGACCTTTAACGGTGAGTGTATTGACGACACTCAAATCAAAATCAATATTGCGCATGAGATGATTCATGCAGTACAAATTCTAACTGGTAGACTGATCCATTCAGGTCTCTCTTTAGAGGACGGTATCATGTCCTACAAGTGGATCTTTGATGGTGAAGAATATCAGAACTTAATCTATAGCGACCAGCCATGGGAGAATGAAGCTTATGAGTACGAAAAGGAAGTCTACGAAGCGATCCAATCCGGTCGCAAAGTATGCGGGGCGATTCAATCGCGCCTCTACCCACGTTGACAGAAAGAAGGAAGCCAAGAAGAAAGGTTATCCCGAAGATCTGTTGTATCCTAACAATGGTTTTTAACCACTTGACAAACCCCTACATATGAGTTATAATATGCCTGTTTCAAAAGAAGAACGTTACGCTATGATTCGTGCAGCTGCACTCAAGATTCAGAAACGTAACAAAATCAGTGAGGCGTCTGAGCGTCTCTCTGTTGAAGTAGAACGTCTTGATCGTCAAGACTATAAGTCGGCTGTACGTTGGGGAGATGAAAGTCGTTTTATCGACACTCATTTTTCTGATGTATACCAAGCAAACCAAAACGAGGAGTGGAATTAATGTCCCTACCAGATAATCTCATTGACTTAGGTCAATACCCTCGCAATGACGTTGAGCTCATCACGCGTGAGTATATGCGTATTGCATACCTTGACACTCTTGACACTTTTGTCAAGGAATTTGCTGAACTTCCAGAAGATGATGAGAAGCGCAAGAATGTGATCACAACGCTTGAAGCGTTTGAGCATACAATCGCGGTTCTTGATCAGAGTGAAGAGTTTTTAGAAGCTGTTCATGCTCCTGCTGAAGATGAGGCTGAGGACGAAGAATACGAGCGATTCTAAGGGGGGGTTACTATGTTGTATGATTATGATGCAATTGTAGACCAACTGCGCTCTAATGTTTTGGAAGTTTCGTTTGTAAAGGTTGATGGGGATGCACGGGTAATGCCGTGCACTCTGTTAACTGAGTACATGCCAGAAGCTTCTGAAACGAAAGTCCAACAGGTAGACGACTATTCTGTGAATAAGTCGGTTGTTCGAGCATTCGCTATTGACAAACAAGCGTGGCGTTCATTCCGTGTGGAAAACGTTACCGGAGTGAGGGTAGTTGATGCATGAAGAACCAAAGAGTCCAGAAGAGAACTTTCTAACTAGAAAGTCGTTCTCACAAATGATTGAGAACTTTGTTTACCATAATAAAATGTCGTACATGGACACTATCGTACATCTATGTGAAGAGAACGGACTAGAGTTGGAAGATATCAAGAAGTACTTATCTCCGACTATAGTTGAGCATCTCGAAGCCGAGGCGAGACAGTTACATTTCTTACCCAAGCAGAACACGTTAGACGTATAAATAGTCATGCCCATGAGGCGATTTTATATTTTAGTTTATATTTAAGTTTATACAAGGTACATATTATGTCTTTTGCAAATCTCAAGTCCAGATCTATGGACATCTCTAAACTTGTAACTGCCGCTACCGAAGCGTCAGGACAAGTATCTAACACCAACAAGTATCAAGACGACCGAAAGTGGAAGCCAACTGTTGATGAACAAGGCAACGGCTACGCTGTCATTCGTTTTCTTCCTGCGACCGAAGGTCAAGATCTTCCGTGGGTACGATACTGGGATCACGCGTTCAAGGGTCCAACCGGACAATGGTACATCGAACGCTCATTGACTACACTGGGTCAGAATGACCCTGTAGGTGAGTTGAACTCACGTCTGTGGAACTCAGGTATCGAAGAAGACAAAGAGACCGCACGTCGCCAAAAGCGTCGTCTACACTATGTCACAAATATCCAAGTGATCAACGATCCTGCGAACCCAGCGAACAACGGTAAAGTGTTCATCTATGAGTTCGGTAAGAAGATCTTTGATAAGATCATGGATATGATGCAACCAGAATTCCCAGGCGAGGAGCCAGTCAATCCGTTTGACTTTTGGACTGGTGCAGACTTTGAGTTGAAAATCCGTAACGTCGCGGGTTATCGCAACTATGATAAGTCTGACTTCAAGACTCCTGCCCCACTTGCTGGTGCTGATGAGACACAACTCGAAGCGATCTACAATACGCTGTATGATCTAAATGAGTTTGTAGTTCCTAACTACCCTAACGCACATGACTCTAACTGGTTCAAGTCATACGATGACCTGAAAGCCAAGTTGGAGACTGTACTAGGTCTTGCAACAGGTGCTGGTGCAACAATCAAGAACGAAGCCCTTGCGCAGACTGCAGAAGCTGCCCCAATCGTGGAAGCATCTGAACCAACCGTTGTCGCTGCACCTGCTCCTGCAGTTGCTGCAGTTGCAACAGAAGAAGACGATACATTGTCGTATTTTGCACAAATGGCTGCGGAGGACTAATCAATGACTTTTGAAACTATCATTGTAATAGCTGTAGTTACAGGTGTTTATCTTTTGGTTCGCTCTAGAATGAAATCTACTTCAAGTGGAGGAAATTCTACTCCAACACCTACTCCAACACCCACACCAACACCAACTACAACAGTCCCATCACAGGACTCTTTGTTGGCGTTGACTCGTGTAGAGTTGGTAGAGAAAGCGGAGTCTTTAGGTTTGACTGTACCTAAGTCTTACACTAAAGGTAAAATTGTTAATATGATTATTACTGAACTAAGTGACCGTAACACTACTAACTAAAAAGAAGGGGACATCAAGTCCCCTTTTTCTTATCTGCGTGTTACCAAATATGGATCGTATGTGTCGAACGGTGAAAGATTGCCCGTTACGATAGACGTACCACCACCTCCACCACCAGAGACCGTACTGTTCTGAGAGTTGTCCATAATCACGACTGGTGCTTGCGTCTTTAAACCATTTGCAGTAGTTGCTGCCTCAGTTACTTTATTTCCTGTAGTTGGCATTGCAGCAATTGCTTTTGAAACATCTTTTGCATCCTTACCTACACCCATCTCTCGTGCTGTTGCCGCACCACTTAGTGCAACACTTGCTGCTGTACCGAGGCCAGGTATTACCGAAGTCAGTCCACTTGCCACATGAAGTCCTGCAGCTACAGGGTCACCCTTTAAAAGAGAACTCATGCCAAATCCAATTCCTGCAAGTGCGCCTACAACAGGAATAGATTTTAGTGCGGTGCCCCCCAACATCTTGGCTGCACCAGATGCGATTGCTCTACCACTACCCTTTGCAGCACCTTTAACTGCGCCTGCCGCTTGTCCGACTTTTTCCTTTGCAGCTCCCGCGACTTGAGAAACCTTGCCGTCCGTCATTGTACCCGCAGTCATTGCTGCAGAAAGTAATCCCGCTCGTGCAACACCTGCCGCCTTACCCGCACCAGACTTTAACGCGTCAAAACCTTTTTTCAAAACGCCTGGGCTTTTCCCTGCCGCTCCCGCAGGCGCTTTTGGCGTACCACCTTTTCCTAGTAATCCGCCCAAAATTCCTACCAACCCTGTAACAGCACCTATCGCCATTGATGCAGCTTTGAATGGGGCTAGTGCTACAAACAGACCACCTATACCTAATGCAAGATTTCCTAAGTTGTCATACACCCCTGCAAAATCTAGCTTGGTGAGAGCATTGATACCTTCTAACGCACCCCTTAGTGTATCGGCAAGAAATGATTGTATTGCAGGTGCAATACCACTTTCTTTTAAAAATGTTCCTAGTTTTTCTAACTCAGCTTTAACCTCAGGCGTCATAAATGCACCCAAGATGGCACCGATCAATGCACCTTTAACACCAAATAATGCACCAAATGCAGCACCCTTCATCAACCTGAAGGTAATATCTCCTGCTTCAACTGAACCTAACCCTTCTTCTACAAGATCTGCTATTATATCTGCGAAGAATCCTAGACCAAGGAATGCACCTCCACCAAGGAGCGCTTTACCCATAAAGCCTTTTGCACCTGCGATTAATCCTGCACCAGTTAGACCGCCTAGGAATGCGCCTTTCTTACCACCTTGTTTTTGTGCGGACTCTTGCTTTTTTTGATCGTCACGTTCTTCATTTTCTCTTCGTTCATCTGCTTCTTCTTTTTTAAGAAGTTCAGCAAGAGCACCATTAATACCAGTAAGGCTCTCATTAATTTTAACGAAAGTTTGATTCTGTGCCTGTAGTTGTTCTGTTAGGGCAGCAATTGCCATAATTTATCCTTGTTGTTTTGCACGCTCATTTTTTTCTTTTATGTCATCAATCAACATGGTCAAATAAATTTCTCTCTCCCAAGGCAACATATCTTCCACTTCAGTCAATGAGTAGCTGAAGTTGTTTAACAGCTGAAAATTTATTTGGTAGTAATTCGTCAGACTGTCATGAGAGAGATTAATTAAAAAAAATCGTCAATCCCCGCAAAGGTTCGTTCATTTTCGGTCTGACATTTCACACAAGTAAAATTAGCAGTACTTGTGATACTAGGAATGTTTTCAACAAACTCTCCTATACGGTTGAACTGTTCAGTTGTCATTGACTCAACAAAGGCGATGATATCTTCTTTTGATTCATCTCGAAGAGTAAATTTTTCTTCTTCTGTCATCACTGAATCAATACACGTCATGATTAGCTCAAGCATTGACTCTGTTACAGTAGACCCATTGATCAGTGCTGGGTTTTTCAAAAAGTCACCGTAGGTTGGATAGCGCATCTGTATAGTGATATCATCTGTTAACGTTATTTGCGTATCAGATGGAACTTCTTTTATTTCAATGTCATCCAGTTCTACTGTGACTTCATTCTGATGACCACAGTTGGTGCACTCAACAAGTAAGTCACTCGTTTCGCCTACCGACTTAGATCTAATTTTAGTGAAGAGATAGTCTACGTCAAATGTAGTCAGCTCTCCTTTTATATCTTGTTCAACACATGCTTCGATCGTACGAACGATGGCTCTAACCATGTCCTCACGTCCCTGTGTCTCTAGTGCAATAAGTAATGTCTTCTGTTCTCTTACCAAGAACGGACGAAACGTAACTTCTTGTCCTGTAGACGGCACAGTTACTGAGTAACTAGGTGCCGAATTAATTTTTGGTAACGCCATAATATATCCTATAATTTAAATTAAACCGCCGAGATTAATCCCAACGTCCAAATCAAGCAAAGACCTTGACGCTTTCTGAACTTCCCAGTTGGTGTATGCAAGTGTAACTGTCACCTCAACCAGACCGTCAGGGTCATTTGTTAATTCAATTGGTGAAACTGAAGTAGGAAAAGCATCTAACAACTTCACCGAATAAATCGACGCATTGAATAAATCTAGATTAATATCTAGTGGTCCAATATCGAACCCAAAACGCGCCTGTGGTTTTCTTAGTTGATGAATCTCAACAGGCTTCTCGTACTGGTTTTTATAACCTACGGTCCCCGTCTCTTCATCGACCATCTTGTTTCGCCAAGCATCAAAGTACTTTTTCGGACCATAGTCATTTAGTACATAAAACGTTAGCGACACTTCGTCTACAAGAAAACCATTAACGATCTTCTCATTGTATAATCCAAGAGATCTATCTAGAGAAACAACCTGTTTCCCTGGCATAGTAGCACTCTTGCATAGAACATCAAGTGTACGTCCATCATTTCCACCCATCGGAGGCAATACAACCATAAACTGGTTGGACATAGCCATACCATTCTTGGTGGTGAGTCTTCCCTTTAAGTCTTCTATATCTGCCATTTAGCTACCTATCATGTCTCTTGAGTCTTTGTACACCTTACCAGTGCTTGCCTTCTCGAAGTTCGCAGTCGGTAAAAACGTCGCGATCTCCCACTCTGGTGCGGGTACCATTGCAAACTTACTCTTGACGTGTTCGTTCAGGTAGTGCTTGAAACACGGCTTAAAATATTTCAGTTTCGCTGTCTTTGCCAACAACTCATACGACATCTTGAATCGCGTCGAGTCGTTGTACTTCTTATTTGTTGTAATGTCCATCAACGCGTCTAACATCTTTGCACGTAGAATCGGAGGTAGGTAGTGAAGGTTCAAACCATAGAATCCACCCTCGGCTGGACCAACCACAACCACCAACGGAAACGTATCGTAGTACGGTAACGTCTCTTTGTGTTTCGGATCGTAGAAGAACATGTACATGCTACCTATGATCTCTTCCGTTGTTTGCTTCAACGGATCTTCTTTCATCAATGCCTCACGATTGATACTTTTGAGACTAGAGACCTTTTTTCTGAACCACTCACGGGACTCCTTGGTACGTGGAGTGATCCCAGCACGAAACGCCTGCAGTTCTAGGTTCTGGAATATGTTAGACATGTGCGCTTCCGTAAAAAATTCGTATCTCTATTTATACGCGTTTTTTCTTCTTTTTGAACGGCGGCAACTTCTTGATTGGTTTTTTGGTGCGCAGAGGTTTGGGCATGATACCCATAGCGACAAGTTCTTTCTCTGTCCAGATCTCAAAGTGATACCCGCGATCCTTTGCGTATTCGGATGCAGCCTTCCACTTGGACTGGTTCTTGATATAGGTCATTCCCTCGTTGAGGAGAGTCTGTCGAGACTTACCCTGTTTACGCTCAGGGCGTTTGGTTTCTTTGAATGGTTTTACTTCTACGAGTACAACACGACCGGACTTGTACTTGATGACAAAGTCCATGAAGTATCGGTGGGGTTTGTTGTCGGTCTCGCAGATGTACGGAATGACGAGCTCCTCTGACATCCATTGTACGATGTCGGAACGTTCGTCACACCACTTCATTACGTGACGTTCCCACATAGAACGATACACAACGTTATTCACATCACCCACGTACTTAGATGGGTTCTTTGGCTTGTATCGCCCTTTGTAGGTCTTCATTCAAAAATCACGTATAAATAGTTTAATCGTATTTATAAAAATAGGTCATGCGTCATGGCAGTCGAAGTAAAATCTGGCAGATTCGTCACTGATCAGCAAGTAGCTGCAGCTGGAGAACAACTAAAGATAACAGAGGTCTCTACAGAAGAAGCCGTTGTTGATGTGGAAACACCAAATAAATCAAAGATAGCCCCAGCGACAACACATCGATATCCTATTGATAATAATAGCACTAGGCGCTATGGTGCAAGTGTATCTTTCAGGGCAATCGAAATCATTCCCCCAGGCCCAACAGAAGAGGGTCAAAAAAGTTTTCTAGACTTCTTAAAAAATAGTGCAAACTTTGAAAGAGAAAGCAAGCTTGCTAAAAGTATTGCCGCAGATAAAAATTATGATGCTGAAACGGCAGGTAAAAGTAAAGAAGAAGCATTGAGAGAAGCAGAAACATCATCTGCCAAGGAGATGGAGAAAGCTCAACGACAACACAGAGAAGAAAATCCACAACTATACAGAGATAGAGGATGGGATTACGAAGGTAGAAACATTAAGTTGTATCTGCCGATTGCTTTTCAACAAAATGATTCATTCAATATTGCAACACCAGAACTGGGTCAAGTAGGCGCGGCGGCAGCCGCGGCGGCTTCAAGTGGTAAAGGAATGTTGTCGGCTGGAGTATCTGCCATTTCTGCAGGCGCAAATAGTATTATAGACTTAGTATCGGGCAGACTTGCTGGTGATGCTGCCAGACTAGGAGCGGCAAAACTTGCTTCGAAGGTACCTATCTTTGGTACTGAGTTGGGTCAAGCTGCTGAAATCGCAGGTGCAGTAACGGTAAACCCAAACATACGAAGTGCATTCCGTGGTGTAGGCTTGAGGGAGTTCTCTTTTACCTTTAAGTTTATTGCTCGTTCACAGACAGAAGCAAACATGGTTGAGTCAATAATAAACACATTTAGAGAACGTGCCTATCCTGAGTCAATCGAACTAGGGGGAATCAGCGGCGGATACCGATATCCGAATATGTTTGAGATTGTGGTAAGGCATGAAAGTCCTAATGGCGCAGGAAGAAGAATAGGAAATAAAATGAAGCATTGTTTCTTGCGTTCCATCGCAACGAGTTACAACTCATCGTCTATGGCATTCCATGCAGATGGTCAACCAGTAGAAATTGATCTATCACTAAACTTTGTTGAAGAGGTGACTCTGACTCGTGCTGATATTAAGGAAGGCTTCTAATGTCTTATTTTAAAAAATTTCCCACATCGCTATACACATTTGCGAATGGTGAAGAAGGTGTCATGCAGAACATCTCTGTATATGCCGAAGTTTTAGATGACATCAAAATTAATAGTTCGTTTTATAAAGACTACTATATTCGAAATGGTGATCGACCAGACAACGTGGCGTTTTCTTTGTATCAAAATGCACATCTACACTGGACATTCTATATGATGAACAACCACCTACGTGAGCAGGGATGGCCTCTGGACCACGTAGAGATCGTCGAGAAGGCAAAGAAAGATTTCCCGTACATAACACTGACCACCGACGATTCGATTATAGAAGACTTCCCAGTGGGGTCTACGGTCACCGGAAATACTTCTGCAGCCACAGGCACTATCGTATCACGTGACCTTGATCTAGGTCAACTTGTTATTGAAACAACTAATCAGTATTCTTTTCAGTCGGACGAACTGTTAAATGCACAAGACTCGTTTGAACAACTACAACTAGTCGCTGCAGAAAATCAGTATCTGGCTGCACATCACTACCTACAGGACGGAGAAATCTATACGAATAAACTAGACTTGACTGATGGCGTTACCTACGTAGAGGTTACTAACCTAGAGTTCTACATACAAGAGAACGATAAACTACGTCAAATTGTCGTACTGAAGCCGTCGTCGGTTAACCGTGTGGTTCAGTTATTCAGAGAAGCGATTAGTGTATAATGAGCAATGTTAATCCAGCAGCACCAGAGTTTGCTGACGCGATTTCATTTGAATCTGTTCTCATAGAAACAGAACTGGTATCTCCAGTAGAAATCGCTCCGCTTGTTACGGATCTAGATGTGTTCGAACATCTGGATAAGCCGTATGTGACTGCTGTGCTTGGATTTCTTGATGTTGAGAATGTCGTGGCGGATCTCAATATCAGTGGTGGTGAGAGAGTATCAATCGTTCTAAAAACCAACCTACAGACATCAATACCGATACGTAAGATATTTTATATCGATAAGATCATGTCTGCATCTAAAACGCACAGCAACGAAGAGTTCTTTACATTACACCTAATTGAAGATCATGCGTTTATATCCAACACATTGAATGTAAACAAAGCGTATTCTGGTAGTACAACAACCATTGTTAGTAAAATAGCGAAAGACTTTCTAGATACTAATATAGACATTCTGTCCAGTGACGTACATAACACAAAGGTGATTGTACCTAACCTTACACCAATAGATGCAATGTGCTGGGTAAAGAATCGCACAACGACAACAACCGGATATCCATTCTATCTGTTCTCTAACTTTATTGACTTAAACCTACAGTTTGATGATCTACAGTCTATGATGTCTTCGGCAGTAATGAATCCGGATGCACCGTACACGTATTACGAAGCGCAGATGGCCTCGAACGCGGACACACTGCGTCGTAGAGTGATTCTCTCTTATCAGGCAAGGGATACATATGACATCTATCGTCTTATC